TCGCAACATAAATTGTGTTATGATCCCACCATGCCCAATATCTAGGAGTGCTTGTAGAAGTTCGATCCGGCCAATATTCGTTCATAAAACTAATATCGCGTTGTTCTAAAAAATCCCTTGTTGTTGAACTTGGAGAATATATCTGCATTGTTCTAATAGTACCAAGAGATTCTGGTGTAGGTGTTGTTCCACCCGGAAGAGATAAGAAAGCATTATCTGCTATTAAGTTAGCTGTTTGATGTGACTTAAATACATCTAGATCAACATCTCGAAAAATGCGATTTTCTACATGTTCAATAAAATCATTCGTTATAGTAGATGATAAAACAGCGGTACTAACTTCCGTGTATTCTAAAATTTGTGTTGTTAATTCTGCGTATGTAACGGCCATTATGATGTACTCACTGTTACTGTACCAATAGTTGTTGCAATTACTGGTTTTTTATTATTAGTTGCTGGTACCATAGAATTATCATGTTCAAAAAAACTTAAACCCCCAACAATAACTGTCATAGGTTCTTTCCGTGCAAGTCTTGCATCTTTTAAACTTTGTGCATCCGCTGCATGTTTTTGTCTTTCTAATTGTGGATGTTTAGATTCAAATTCTGATTTATGAACTAAAGAACCATTCCATTCTTTGACCATTTCAGTGTAAGGAAATTCTAATCCACTACGATCAGATATTGCTCTTGCATATTTACCTGCTGCGTGTGCCATTAGATATATCCTCTCTCTGGTGTAGCAAAGAAACTGGAACGTGGTCTATCTTCTTCTGAAGCACGTTGCCATTCTTCTTCGTACAATTGTTTTAATAAAGGTGTTCTCTCTGGTGCTTTTTTTACCGAAGTATAATAAGCAAGGCCAGAAGTTAAACATGGTAAAAACCGTGTAGGCACTTCTAATTCATTTTCATAATTACCAGCATTTTGTATTTTTGTAAGTCCCCAATACTTAAAAGTATGAGCACCATCTGGTGTAGGATATAAATATAATGTTGGTGTAGAAGAACCACGCTGTAAAAAATATTGTACAGGTGTACCTTCTGTCGTTTTTTTAGAAATATTTAAATATTCAGCACGGCTAATACGATCAACTTCTACATCTGTTGTTGTATTACCTGTCGTATATAAAACAGCTTCTAAAATATCAATTAAGTCAGAATCTAAAGTATAACTAGATGTGCTTGCGGTTAATGTTTTTGTACGTAGTTCAACGGTCCATAAATTAATACCTCTGTTAGCCCATTCAGCCAACATAATATTAAGAGAACGTCTTGCACTTTTTAAATCATAACCCGATCTAGAATTAAGTCCGCATCTTTCAAATGCTTCCTCTATAACTTGATCAACATCTAAATTAAAAGTAGTAGTTCCGGACGTTGCCATTACTTACCTACTTTTCTCATTGCCTTTTTATGAGCTTGATTAAAAGTTTTACCTTTTTTCATAGCCTTTTTCATAACAGACATATGTTTTTTAGTATGGTGTTTAGAATGCTTTTTTAAAACTTTCTTTTTACCTTTTGATATTTGTTGCGGCATGGAAGACCTCGATATCATTTATTAATATATTTTTTGAAATTCAGCTATAATCGTATACATGTTACCGCTATCAGCGGCTCCCGGTACAACTAAATTAACATCACTTTCATTTGTGTTACTAGATTTGTCTGCTGGTATTCCACCAAACTCTCTAAAATCCCAATATCCTGTGCCTGTTAAACCAATTACAGGAATATCTCCATCATCATCTTCTTCATCTAAACGAGCGTAAGAGTCTCCTCCATCGCCACCTTGACATGAAAACCAAACCCTAAGTAAAGCTAAATGTGCTACAGCAGTTCCATCTGGTCTAGCGGCCATCGCTGACACATCACCAAAAACGGTTGTTGCTCCTGTTCCATCTGATTGATTAACTATTTTGATTACGACGCGATTGTCGTTTTGTTGTAGGATAGTCGGTCCTGTTACTGTATCTGCCATTGTTTCCCTCCTTAATCAAGAAACGTGGGGCCGAAGCCCCACTAATTATTTATTTTACTCGTATACGTTTCTGCTCATGCAAATGTAATGAGTATTTAATGCTTCAGCAGCACCTGCATTTGCTTCAATTCCGTTATAAGGAATTAAATCAATATCATCAGTTAATGCTGTAGATTTAGTAGTACCAGTTGTTACTGCTGTACCACCGGTTGATCCAGAAGTACTTGTAACATTATATTGTATACCGTTTACGAATATAGCAATTTTTCTGTCACTATCTATTTCCATTTTTAAATGATATGGCGTATTTGCTGCTACAGTAATTGGTAACTGACTGATATAATCAGTATCCGCAATACTGTAAACAAAGTGTAACTTTGTAAAGTCAGTATATGATTGACCAGAATTATCAGCGTCAGTCAAGAAATTGAAGTATGCTTGATTAGCATCTGTCGCAACTTCCGGCACATTTGTTAATTTTAGTCCAGCCCAAACATTTTGGTTATCAATTGCTGGTAGCATAATTGATGTTTCCCAATGTACTTCATTTTCTGTTCCCCATAGACAACCTGCCCACGCTGTTGCGGCAGTATCTAAGTGAGGTGTTAAAATTGCTTGGTCTTGGTCTGCTCCTGCTGTTGTTGCTAAAATTCCTGCGGAAGTTGTAGCAAATGTAGCCAAAGCAGTAGTCATGTTAGTTCCAAGAGCTTCCCAGTTTCTATTCAACGCACGTTGAACTTCAACTGTTGATACTTGGTCGATATTTGCATTTAGACCGGGTCTTTGTAAAAACCATTCGTCTAAATAGAATCTTCTAGCATCTTTAGCTGTTGTACCTAAAGTTCTATCGCTATCTAATCCTGTGGATGCCGTCTCAGTAAAAAGTTTAAAATCTTTTTTCGATCTTACTGGACCGCTAAAGCTTGTATTAGCCATAATTTTTCTCCTTGGTCGTATAGACCTTTCGTCATACAGTCTCTATACCGTCTGCCTAGCCAGTCTGTACAACTATTAATTACTAGGGTGTTAAATGTGGGGCCGAAGCCCCACAAGTCAAGAGTAATTATGCTCCCGGAGAACCGAAAATACCTCTCCAGTCAGACCAGCCGAAGCTGTATCTTTCTCTGGCTTTGTATTTAACGTTTCCAGTTTCAAAATCGCCTTCCATTTTAGTGGAAATAGCGGCTCTTTGGAAGTGTTTTAGTCCATTAGGAGCATCGGTTTTGATAAAGAACGCATCAGTATCAGTTAAATAATTATTAACTACATACCCTTGCGGGATCATTCCCATGCTCTTATGAGCATTGATATCGTTATCCGCAGTACCAACTCTTTGACCAGACTTCATCAGTCTTTCAGCAGTGAATTGAAGATTAACTGGAATAATCATTTTTGTACCGTTGAGAGCGACTTTTAAGCCTCTATCATCGGTAATTCCAGCAATATCAATTAATGCTTGTTCAAGAGAAGTCTCGTTAAGGTCCGCAGCAGTTGTTAACTCATTCTTAACGTTTCCGCCAGTAGTAACGTGGGCTGTAGAGCAAAGCTCTAAGCCGTCACCACCTGTGTAAGAACTGTTAAATGCTCTATTAAGAACATTAGCAGCTTTTACTTGCTTAGCGTTACTCATAGAACGAGCTAGTGCTTTGGTATAACGAGAACTGATTTTGTCGTAAAGGTTATCCTCTACAGCTTCCTCAGTGATTGCAAAAGCAAGTGCTATAGTTTCGTGTGTATAGCGAGCAGTGAAAGCCTCAGTCGCATCGTCGTATTCGACTGATGTTCCTTCTGGTTTTACTGAAGCTGTACCGAAACCGGATAGCATTACTTCTTCTTCGAAAGCACGATCAGAATTTTCTGTATCGAAAATTTCTGTGTGCTGATTGTCGTATCGGTCATATTCCAAACCAAACAGAGCGTTAAGGCCCGGTTCAAGTTCTTTGACCAGTTGTGATCTAGAAATCGCCATTTAAGCCTCCTTACGCTAGTGTTGCAGCTTGCAAGAAGAAATGCAAGTCTTGTGATGGAACAACATATGCGTTAACATTTGCTGTACTTGTATCACTGTTGGATGGATCTTTAGATATCCCAATTTGTTTCCATTGACCTGTTGTCGCAAGAGTTGAAGTACCAATTTCTTGTGTTGATCTACCAGTTTTAGTGCTTCCACTTACTCCTGCTAAATCGAACCCACCGAAATTCATTGCTTCAGTTCCTGTTCCATCATGTTGTCCTTCAAATACAATTTGGGGATCGTCGAAAATATAGGCTTCAATATCCGAAGCATTTACGTCTGCTGGATAGTATTTTGCCCATGTTGGTTTGCCTGTAGTGGGATCCGTGTACTGACAACCATTAAAGATACCTAGAAAAATAGCATTAGCTGCCACAGTTTCTATAGTACCCGCAGTCACGCGCGTTACCATTTGACCTTGGTAAAGTGCAGTGTCATAGTTGGTTGTAATTCTGTACGTATTATTACGGATTTCGCCACCACTAAGATGCTTGACGGGTCTAAACCCGAAAGCCGCGTCTTGGTTAGCCATCGTTTTATCCTTTTTTTAAAGGGTTAATTTTTTTATTCGATGGACAAAAGAGCTAGAAAATTAGGTCTTTCGGTTGCCACCGAAGGTTACACGAGATTGCCTATCTGGTTTAGAGATTGGCATACTAGGGTGTTGTTCCTTTAATAAATCGTTTGCTATTGCGTCGTCTCTATCTTGCGTTTTTTGCGCAAAATAATCTATACGCTCTTGCACGATCTCTTCCGGGATTTTAGCTAGTAATAAACCACCAACTCCTATTACACCTTTATATTTGCCTTCCTGTATAGTTGGATACTC